AAATCTGGTATATTTTGGTATAGTAATTGACGCAGGTAAAGAACCAGTTCCTGTTACAGCAATATTACCAATCGCTTGCGCTCCACGTGTAGAGCGAGGTGTGTATCCTAATGACTTTGCTCTAGAAACCACCGAACCACGAAGAATCGCTGTATCTAAAAACATCTCATTACTGATCATGTTTAAGTAATAAGAATTATAAAACGTATTGTATGCCAACAAATCTAAAAGTTGTGAAAGTCCCGAACCCTCAAAGTCATAATCGCTAAACTCCGAACGGCTTCGAAGGAAGTCTTTTAGATTATCCTTGATCGTGTCAAAATCAAGTTCTGAAATGCGCAGTTCTGAATCTGCCATTTATCGAATCCTCTCTAGAATTACATCGAGTGTGATAGGACTAACTTCATTAGCAATCCGAAACGTAATAGTCACATCTAACGCATTCTGATCTTCATTAGCATTCGCTCTCACATTTAACAACTCAGCTCTTGGCTCATATTGTTCAATCGTGTTGCGCACAGCTTTTTCGATTGCAGTTTCAATGCCAGCATCAAAATTTTCAAAAAGCAAATCACGAATATCGCTGCCAAGATTCACATTAAAGAACCTCTCGCCACGATTCGTGAGCAATAAATTTTTGATTGAACGCTTCACTGCATCAGCGTTTGTGATTGGTCTAACATCACCAGTTCTCGGATGCGCAGTGAACGAGATCGGCAGATCTTTATAAAACTGTCTTTCTGGTATGTTAAATTCTGGCATGTATTATTCCCTTATTATTGGAATATTTATTAGCCACCAACGAAGACGTTGGATGAGCCCGAAGTCATAGCTCCCGCATCGGCTGAATCGCCGACTCTTCCCACAGCTTTACCATTAATAAAAACTGAAGAAGAGCCTGAATTTAAATTAGCCACGTGAGGTGCGCAAGGTGGATCTGGCGGAAATGGGTGCGCCACAGTCGGAGCACCTACTACAATGATTGGTATATCATTCACCAAAACAGTATCATCAGTGTTTGAGTCAGCAATCGTTGTACTTCCAGCACAACCATGTCCTGTTGATAACGAATCGCCTTCTCTACACACTGCGGGCATTAGCTTTCCTTATTATTTTTAATCTCTTGGATCTCTGCTCTACGTTGTTTGGCAAATTTCCCAATTTCTGACAATAACTTTCTAGCACGAGTTCCTGCAGACATATTACCATCAGAAAATTTTTGTTCTTCTTCTAAGTATTCTGTTACCATATTTTCAATTACATTTTGAGCTTCAACAGTCATCTCATTCTCCTAGTTCAAATCAATTCGATCTGCATTCATTTTTATGAAACTACCACCATCTACAGTGATACCTTCAGCTTTTATATTTAAGGCACCATTCACAGTCAAGTTTGCGTCACCTTTTATGTTCACATAATTGGATCCAGCCACAACTTCATAATTATCACCAACAACTCTAGTCACTTTATTTCCATCAGCATCGATTTCATAAAATGTTCCAGCTTTGTGATATTCTTGTATCCGTTCAGCACCATCAGTATCATCAACCTCAAATACATGACCAGATTCAGTTTCATTAACTTTATTTTTAGGGTAGACTGCAGCGTATGTGCTGGCAGGTTCATCCCAAGATCCACCAGAAGCAGTACTAACTCCCGTGGTTCTCGTATTGTTTTTAGTCGTTACGATTGTATTTGTTATGTTTTCATTGCGAGCCAACCGATTAGTTCTTGGCTCAAGCAACTTATCTTCCTCTGGATATGTACCAGTCGGATCATTAAAACCCTTTGCCGTATCAGCGACTTCCTCAGGAATATGTGGGATTACTCCCATAACCATAGGCTCTTGCGCGATACCACCATCCCTAAAGAACCCAAACACCCAATCGCCTGTACGAATACCTACCGTATCTTGCGCATTATTCGTTGGCAGGAGGATGTGTGCCCAAGGCAGAGCATTGGTGGGAACAGCTTGTTTGTCCTCAGGATGCCAACCTAAGCATCTAACACGTACTCTTCCGAGTTGTAAAGGATCGGCTCTATCTTCAACCACACCTTGGAACCAAACGAATCCGTCTGTTCCCATATAATTTTTCATTACTTTAATGCTCTTCTAATTCTGCTGAACGTGCTTTCTTTCAAACCAAGCGCACGTCTCTGTTCTCTTTTCCATGCGTTGGCTGCTTTATTCATAGTTTCCTTAGAAGCCCAAGTTCGAATTTTACTGGAGACTGTACCAACCCCCACAGGCTTGCCGATCACATTATTATCAACTACGAAAAAGCGATTACCGAACATGGTTTGAAACTTACCCATATTCTTCTGAACGTTTTTCCAAATAGTGCTACGAATATCTTCAGGAACAGAACGTTCTCTTTTTTCATTACGTTCTCTAGAAACTTCATCAGAGGTATTGACAAAAACCATTGCAGTTTCATATCCAGCATCTTTCAATGCTTTATTCATTTTAGCAATTTTAGAGGCATCGTCTCCTGTTCCATCAATCACCAAACCCAATCTACCAGAAACAGCTAACTGTTTTTTCTTACCTGTCAGTTCTTTTGCTTTCGTTCTGGCTAAATCTCTCGGCACCTTTTCTTTATCGGGCATCTTAAAATCTAACCCTTTCTTCTTCATCAAATATTCAAATGCATCATCACTGTTCATTGCTCTAAATCCCATTGCGCTAAGAGCAAGAGATTTTACAATAAATGATTTGCCTGATCCTGGACCACCTGCCATAAAGACAGCTTTAAAAATGGCTGGATCATTAATGCCTTCTTCGATTTCTTTAGAGTATTCGTTTGAGTTCATCGTCGATAGCCAGTTCGTTGTAATATCCTGTTTTAATTACTGTCATATGCGTTAAAAACTTAGACGCAGTGACTTGGTGATTTAACGAGGTGACAATGTAGTCGCCCTGTAAATATTTATCTAGTTCCTTGCGCTCCTCATCTTGTGGAGACAGGTAACGATACGAAGGAAAATCAATAGTCACTTTATCACCTACAGCTCTTCTGTTATCTCCAGGAACAATAATATCCAGAGATAAAGAGCCAATTTCAGCAAGTTGAGTGACTCGCTTCAATAACCATTGCTCAACTTGATTTGGTCTGATATTTGGTTGGTTGTCAGCAATATGACTTAATGTATCATGATCTTTGTTCGTTGGGTAATAACGAGAGGCTGCATAAACCGAATCGATTACATCAAGTTGATTCGTATTAAACTTATAATTGTCTGTATGCAGATGCGTTTCGAACTCTGTTGAATACTTCTTAGTGTATTCAACATACTTACCCCTGACAATATCATATGTCAAAAGATTAGAACCATACATTCCTTGTTTTAATTTTTTCAAAACATCAAATCTAGAATTGAATGTGTACTTTTGAATAACATTGTTGTATACTTGTTTTTCACTTTCTGGTGTATCTTGAGGTGTTTCCTTTGCACCAGTTTTAATTTCATATGTCTGAGTAGAATCTTGTCCCAACAAATAATTAAATGGTTTAAAATGAAACCCATACTGGTTTTGAAAAAAGAAATAATCTGCTGTTCTACTTTCTGAAATCGATCGAGAAGCTGCGACGTTAATTGCATCAAATGGTCTTAAGAAATCATGAAAAATAAAATTGTGTCTATACAAAGTTGGTTGCGTACTAATCTCTGCACCAATATACTCTTTCATAATTTTGGTAGCCATCTCAGAGTATAATTGATCCTGATACGCTCTACCAACAAACTTAGTATCGTTAATTAGTTTTTCTTTTGTGATGCAGTACAAGTTGACTGTCACATTCTTATCACCATTCTCAACAAAGTCAGCTTTATACACTCTCAAGTCTAGCGCATATTCTTCATTTAAATCTTTAGCTTTAAACTGAGCACGAATCGTTTCTTTTCCGCTAATCGGTAATGCTTCAAACAAACCAATAGAATCAACAAACGTAACAGTTGCTGTCACATATGGTGTAAAAAGATCTTCAAAGATTTGTAGCCCACCAAAATCATTAGAGAGATCAATAATATTTCCCTCTGGCGTTTCTAAATCCAGAGAGATGATTTCATAATTCCCTACATATTCATCATTAATCGCCATAGATTACTGCCCTGCTGCTCTGAGGCGATTGACCGATGATGTGTATAATGAGTTTGAACTTAAAATAGATGTGTCAACGAAGGCTCTAGAGAGTTCTTTTTGAACTCTTTGTAATAATCCTTTACGCAACAAACGAATCTGTCTTCTTTCTTCATTTTCTCTATCTTCTTTTTCATATGCAGTTACAGTTCGTTTTGTTCCAGTGTAACTTGTATATGCTGTTGCGTCGAGTTTAATTACACGCTCATCAATCACATCTCCGTCAAATGTCACAGTTTTTTCTGTAACTACACCTTCTCTTTCTACTATTTGCGACTGTGCTGCAGCAACTGAACCATACTTGTGTATGATGTATGCTTCAAATTCAGCTTGAGTTTTCACCCAGTCGTGCAATGGATCAATGATATCATTTGAGTACAGTACCACCCAAGCATATTTCGAGTCACCGTAGTAGTATTCAGCAACTGTATCTGGGCGATCACCATCTTGTATTGAATATGGATAATATACAATACCTTCATTTGCCGCAACTCGACTGACGGCATCTCTAAACAGTGCTCTTGATGTTATATTTGTAACCTCAAGCAAAGATGGATGGACGGAAGTATTGGCAACTTTCAATTGATAATTAATTTTAGGAAGGAATCTAAAATAGTTCGACATATTATTCGTCCGTATTTCTTCCTTCGAGTTCTTGCATTCTCTGGCGAGTCGGAATGAGAACCTCTTGGAAACTGAGTGATAATTGAATTGAAACTGGGGCATTCGTATCTTCGAAAAAGATTGGCATCCCCTGACCATTGTAGTTTACTTGCATACTTGTTAATACGCTTCTATCCATTGCAAACAAGTATTTGTTTCTCTGTCCCTTACTATGAAGGGACATAAAAAATTCATCAGGAAATTCTAAAGTATAATTGTCGACTTCCCTCGGCAACATCCCATCTTGAAATATTTCTATAATCCGTTTAATATTGTCAGATTCTTTTTGAAATTTCGCTGTCAAGTTCCATTCAAAACTAAACTCTCTGAAGTTCATTCCTTTGAACAACACTGGAACACGTGGAGATACAATCTTCTTTTCAACTAGAGCTCTAGCTCCACCAGTTAAAGCATCTACTGTGCTTCTACCGAGTGCCGAACCAGCTTCTCCAAGAATATCCATCGCCCCTGCTAAGTCTGTACGTCCACCTTCAAAGAACTGTGACGTGAGCTCTGTCACTAATCCTGATGAATCTTCATACTGCGCACCAAACTGATTTTGTAAATTTGTTGGAACAGGTAGTTGAACAGTGTTTAGCTCATTTGTTTTTCTATTTTTTCTCACAAATATAGCATAATGCCCACCATATTCAGGCGATTCGATATCCGCAGGATGCCTAATAAATACTTTTGCACCTTTGGCTTGTTTTATTACTACTTCTGGATTTTCTGTTGGCATGGCGTACTCAGGTAAATTCTCTCCGCAGGATCCGTCTAAATATTTAGGTGATCCAACCAGAATCGTTTATCGTTCCTTATGGGAGCGAAGATTCATGGTATACTGTGATACAACCCCGAGCATACTTAAATGGGCTTCAGAAGAAATTATTATCCCTTACAGATCTCCGCTCGATAGGAAAGTGCACAGATACTTCCCCGACTTCTATGTAAAGATGCGCGATAAATATGGTAATATTAAAGAAGTTTTGATTGAAGTGAAGCCGAAAGCGCAGACTAAACCACCAAGCAGAGATAAGCAATTAACTGTGAAAGGGAATAAGTCTCGGAGATATGTCAAAGATGTCAAGACTTATGTGGTTAACGAAGCAAAGTGGAAAGCAGCAGTTGAATACTGCGAAGATCGTAATTGGGAATTTAAAATTTTGACTGAGGATCAACTCACCTAATGGCAACTACATTTGATAATATTTTACAAAAAGCTGCCAGAGAAGGGAAGATTGCTGGTCGGAGTCAAAATGCTAGAGATTGGTTTCGTTCACAAGCCGAATCAACTTCAGCAACTCCAACAGCAGTTATGCGTGAAAAAAGACAGGATATGATTAGTGGACCAAGAGTTGGGAACATGTATTTGTTCAACTATGATCCTAAGATGAAAAAAGAACTGCCTTACTACGACACCTTTCCACTGATTTTTATGGTTGGTCCAGCAGATAAAGGATTTTATGGGTTGAACATGCATTACTTACCATTACAGTTACGTGCGGTATTGATGGATCAACTCTACACGCTCAGTACAGATAAAAGATACGATGAGCGAACAAGATTGAAAATGAGTTATGACGTACTAAAATCAGCGTCTAGATTCAGAAACTTTAAACCAACATTCAAGCATTATTTGAGTTCTCAGGTTAAATCTAGATTTGTGAAAATTGATGCGAATGAGTGGGATATTGCTTTGTTCTTGCCATTACAGAGATTTAAGAAAGCCACAGCCTCTAAGGTTTGGTCAGATAGTCGGAGGATCATCGCAGGATGAGTTTCAATATTTCAGAGTTCCGAGAAAACCTTTACGTTGGCTTAGGACGCCCAGCCAACTTCGAGGTTCAGTTCACAATACCAACAGCAGTCAGATTTGCTTCTGATGTATTAAAAGATGTCAAAAACTTGACGCTAAAATGTTTTACAGCAGAGGTTCCAGGAATTAACCTCAATACATTTGAACATAGAGACTATGGACTGACTCACAATATTGCTTATGGTAAACTTTATGCTGAGGCAAACTTTGGGTTAATCATGTCAGCAGATTATCGTGAGATGAGACACTTTGATGAATGGATGAAGTTTATCTACAAAGATGATACTAATAATGTCGCATATTATAATGATTACATTGCTGATATTACAATCAAAACATTTAATGAAGTTGGGGATGAGTCTTTAGTTATTACGCTAGAAGAAGCATACCCAAAAACAATTAATCCGATTTCATTGTCATGGGAAGAACGAGATGCTTTCGCTCGAGCTGATCTTACAATGGTGTATAAAAAACATAAGATGGGAAGAGTAATAAGCGACGTTACATAATTCAAATTGAGGAGTATATAAATGGCTTTACCAAAAATTGACGTGCCGACATATTCACTAACTTTACCAAGTAGTGGAAAACGAATTAAATTCAGACCATTCCTTGTAAAAGAGGAAAAGATTTTACTGATGGCTGGGGAAAGTGATGATCCAGCAGATATGGTCGAAGCATTGAAACAGGTTATTAATAATTGTGCAGTTGCTGATATTGATGTTGAGAAAATGCCAACCATTGATATTGAATACTTCTTTGTTCAACTGAGATCAAAATCAGTCGGAGATAAGGTTCGTATTCTTGCTAGTCATAAAGATAGTGATTGTAAATATCAAATGCCTGTCAACATTAATCTTGAGCAAGTTGAAATTGTAAAAGATGAAAACCATACAAATAAGATTGACTTAGGTAACGATATTGGTTTAACGCTAAAGTATCCTGACTTTGCAATGATGCAAGAATTAGAAAAGATTGGTGGTAATGATATTGATAAGTTCTTTGAATTGGTAGCCGAATCGATAGAAAATATCTGGGATGCTGACAATGTATATGAATCTTCTGATCACAGTAAAGAAGAACTGAAAGAATTTTTAGATTCGTTGAATAATAGTGCGTTTGAAAAAATACAAGCATTCTATACAGGATTGCCTGCTTTGGTTTACAAAACCAGATATAAGTGTAAAGAATGCGGTGAGTATGAAGACCTCGAGTTGCGAGGACTGGCAAATTTTTTCGTATAATCCTTGGTCATGAAACTTTAGCGAATCACTATACTATAAACTTTTTAATGATGCAGCATCATAATTATTCTCTAGAAGAGTTAAATACTATGATGCCTTTTGAAAGGGAAATCTATATTACGATGCTTGCGAAGCATCTTGAAGAAGAAAAAGAACGACGCAAGAGAGAGCTTAGTAGATAAATGGCAAATTTAGTAGAAGTTGCACAAAGAGTTCCGATGGCTGTTGCTGAAGTGACAGGACAGAAACTCAGTGGAGTCATCAGCAACATCAAAGATACACTAAACCCTGCAAATTTTTTCCAAGCAGCAGGAAGCATTCTCACACAGGAAGCACCTATCCTTGGATCTATCGGCAGTGTCGTAGGTGATTTAACATCTTCTTTAATGAGTGGTGCTTCACCAGAAGAAGCGACTGAAGTAAACACTGAAGAAACTTCTGACAATACTAAACAAGTCAAAGAAACTAGCAAAGAAAACCTTTCTGAAAATAAAAGGCAAACTAGGAATCTAGTAACAAACAAACAGATCCTAGAATCATTGAATACTAAACTCGATACTCTTTCTAATGAACAAGTAAAAACGACTGAAGCATTGCTGGGTAATAATAATGCTCTTGAAAATGTTACCAACAATCAAGTTGAAAACATTCAGAATACTGAGTCATTAGTAAATCAGGCAACATCATCTGAGTTTAAGGATCTAGAAACTCAGCGTGAAGCTCAACGTTTACAAGAAGATAGTATAGCTGTTCAAGAAGAAAATAAAGAATCTGGTTTAGATCTAAAAACCATTATGGGTGGTTTGGCAGCAGGTATCACTGGTTTAGTTTCATTCTTACAAAATTCGTTTATAGGTAAAATGATCAAGGGATTAACATCTGGATTAACTGGACTTTTGGCGCCAATACTTGGCAGAAGAGCTGCACCAGATATTGGTGGAGCAGAAACTGGCAGAAATAGAGGAAGAACAGGTGGCATAGGTGGAGCTGTCAGGGGTGCAGGTAGAGCTGCAGCAGGAGCCGCAAGATTCCTTCCTGGAATCGGATTAGCAGTAACAGGAATCATGGGTTTGTTTGATGGTGTAACTGCTGGTGTAGAGGAATACAAAAAGTCAGGCAAAATTGGTGAAGCTGTAAAACAAGGTTTCGCTGGTACACTCTCAGGATTAACATTTGGTTTAATTAGTCGAGAAACTATTTCTGATGGTTTTGATTCTATCAGTAATATGTTTTCAGAAGGATGGGAAAAGGCTAAGGAAATATTTTCAAGTGTTGGGAAATTTATTTACAATTCAGAAACTGGTGAGGTGATGGGTTTCAAACTTCCTACGTTAGAAGGGTTGAAAGAAATGATTCCTAATTTTGAAATGCCTGAGTTGCCCAATCCATTGAAAGCATTAGCCGAAGCTGTTTCAGCTTGGGAACCTGATGGTATGATTGGTAATGTAGTAAAAGACGCTTTGCTATCAATCTTACCTGATGTTGGTGGTACTGCAGAAGTTACAGCTGAACCTGAACCAACAGCACAAGCGCAACCTCAAGCACCAGTACAAAGAACAGCAGAAATGATGGGAACGCAAGCAGCACTTGCTGATACTGAGAGAATGACGACTGGCGGTGGCAACAATATTGTCAACGCACCGCAAGTCAATAACAACGTCACGAATAATAATATGGGATCACAACAACCAACTCCGAAGAACCAAGACTCGACACTAGATCGGTATGGTTCCTCAGAGATGGCGTTTATTGGTGCTTAACTCTGTTGAGCTAATTTCTCGAAGTAAGACAGCCCATCTTCATCATCTGATGTAGTTGGAGCTGGGTCTGGATCAAATGGTGGGTCATCCTTAACCACATCCTCTTCAATCGTACGAGTTTGTACAGCTTCAGCCACAGGAGCAGCTTGAGTTGCTGAAGGATATGAATTATCCAGTCCAAGCGCACGATTCAGCTTGGCTTTCAATTCATCATATGACTTGAAGTTCTTCTCATCAATCAACTCAGCGAGAGAATACTCTTGCTTCCAGATTCCTTCGAGTTCATCTTCATCTTCCATGAAGACAGAGGATGAATCAAATGAAGACTTGTCGTAGTTACGATAGCCATCTACGTTACGAATGCGCAGACGGAAGTTCGCACCTTCCCAGAAGTCAAAAGGATTGAAACGCTCATCATCCTCAAACTCTGGATTCATTACATCCTTGAGTTTGTCGAAGATCTTCTTACCATAGCGGAACAAGAAAACCTTTCCTTCGTTTTGTGGATTAGCGTCATCTTTGACAACGTAAATGTTTGAGTAGTAAGAGAGGCGACGCTTTTGATCACGAGCCTGTTCTTTACCAGCATCCGTGCCATTGTTCCATAGAGTAGAGTTGTACTCAGAAACAGGATCCTGCTTGCCGATGGTAGTCAAAGAGTTTTCAATGTACCAACCACCTGGACCTTTGAAACCGTGAGACCATACTTGTGCCCAAGGCATATCTTCGCCTTCAGGGGCAGGGAGGAAACGAATGATTGCTGATCCGTTACCTGACTTATCTACTTCAGGCTTCCAATAACGATCGTCGTTATAAGGATCAGAGGATTGAGTTTGCTTTTGATCGCCAGAGTTGGCTTCTTCAGCGAGTTTTTCGAACAGCTTGTTGCGGTTCTTCTTTAGTGCGGATAAAGACATATTTTATCTCCGTATTGCTTTGTATTAACTGCTTATTCAAAATATTCATAATGTAGACTTCTATTATACTGCTTTAAAATTAAAAAGCAAGTATTTTTTGTATTATTTCTTTGTATTTTTTTATATCATAATTTACGAACGGCTCATACTTGCGCATTCTCCGCTCAGTGTTTGGCCACAGGATTTTCTCTGAAATAGTATTATTCCAATTTTCCCGAAACCCACATATTCTATTTAGTATTATCAGTGTTTCTAAAGAGACCTGATTCTGATAATGACGAATTAAAAGTTTAGGATGTTGCCCTTCTTTCACTTCACACTCAGAATCGATATCTTTAAGGATTGAACTCAGCTCTTGTTCAAAGATATAAGACTGAGACTGCGTCACACGCATCCAGTCAGTATATGTGCTCTTTGCTGTATCATTTATAAGATCACCAACCCAGACCTTGTCATGGCGACTGAAGTTGGCAATCATATAATTGAGCGCATCCTTGCCAGCAATCTTTGATAACTTATTGAACTGAAACCGATCTTTCCTTTTCAGAAAAGAATCCATATTAACACGAACGTTACCATTGTATTTGAAAAAATCATATTCGTCTTTTTCAAAATGGTTCTTTAATGCTAGATAGAGTTTATAAGTTTCAAACTGATCCATCAGATTGGAAGTTTAGAAGTTCGTGGAAGAAAGTTTAAATCCCGAGCTTCATTCTCGAGCTTTTCCTTAACATATCTGTCGCACAATTTAGCAGCGACTTCAACTTCCATTCCTTCTTTTTCACATATCATTAGGATCGCATCCATAAATCCTATCCCATTCTCTTTCACTGTGTCAATTACTTTCGCATTAAACTGCGAAGGCGAATCGATCTTCAACATATAATCTCCTTTATATTCCCACTTGACTTAAATCAGCAAATCCTTTGCCTGATGCAATAACACAAATCATTTCACGTTTTTTATTAGAAACCATAAATGTCCAAGTTTGTGAATCAGGATTCATCCACATTTGGTGAAATAGAGAATCACCCAACTCATTTACTGACTCTGACATGAACACTAATTGCTCTTTATACATTTCTTTAAAATTTTTCAAAAACGGTTGAATCGGATAACAATCCAATGGAATGTATTGTTGCTTTTCTTCAGCATTCAATGCTGTCGTCCATAACAACATGAGTAATACTAAAATTCTCATGTGTATTCCTTTTGTTTAGGAAGGGGGACTTCTGTTGCCAAGCTCCCCCAGAAACTCCGCTTACCTACGATCAGGCAGCAAGCGCAAACGTTTCATCGTTAGCAGTTATTTTTTTACGATTCTCTTCCGACCTTCCATCTGCCTGTCGAACCCATGACATCCCCATCAGAAGTACACTGTAAAGGAACAAGAGTGAGTCGTACCGAGTTCCCAGATCAACAAATACTTAACGCATTGTTCTCGCACCTGCAGTGCACTTTTGGTGGAGATGAGGGGAATCGAACCCCTGTCCAAACACTTTCCAATCAGCGTCATCAAATCGAAATAATATTTAGTTTCCTAAAGCAAATGAATTATATTACGATTCTATATTAATGTCAAGCAGTTTGACTAAATAATTTTGCTCTTAACCCAAAAGGAACTAAGATGAGAATCTTAAATATTCTCTTCGTTATGTTCTTGGTTATGTTTTCAATAAATTCCCATTCGGAAGTGGCTGATGACGCTGATGGATTGTATGATTCAACGTCGCTTGTAGATACAAATAGTACAACGAATACTACAAGCAATGTAACTTCTAACAATACCAACAATAATACGAATACGAATAATACGACTGTCAACAGCACGTCGACAAGCACAAACACGAACACAAATAATAACACTGTCAATCAGACGGTGAATAGCACATCGAATAACACAAATAATAATACAAATACCAACACGAATACCAATACTAACGTCAACACGACGACTAGTACCAATACGAATAATAATGTCAATGACACAACTATCAATCAGACCACGGACTCTACAGTCAATCAGACAACGACTAGCACCGTGGATCAGACCACTACGATTGATCAGAATGTTGAGTCGACTAATACTAATGTTAATACCAACACCAACACAAATACGTCGACTAACAATAATACCAACGTCAACAAGAATGATAGCACAGTAACTCAGGAAATCAAATCACCTCCTGCATCTGCTATCGCTCCTGCTCTACAGTCTGGTGGTAATGATACTTGTACGATTGCAGCGACTGGTGCTGTCCAAACTCAGATCCTTGGTATCTCTGGTGGCACTCATATCCGCGACATTAATTGCGAAAGAATTAAAAATTCAAAGCAGTTATACAACATGGGAATGAAAGTTGCTGCGGTAGCATTGATGTGTCAAGACCCCACCGTTTTCAAAGCAATGGAGATGGCTGGGACTCCCTGCCCTTATGACGGCAAGATTGGCGAACAAGCCAAAATCATGTGGGAAGATAATCCTGAAGAAACTCCTGTAGCACAGGAAGTGGAGACAAGAAGAAATGACACGGCAATGGGTATCCTATGGGGTATTTTGTCTGCTGTTACTCTTGGCGCCATTCTCTAACGCTGAGGAATACACGACAGGCGATATTTTAAACCCTAGTTCTATCACAGGCACCTATGAACAATGTGCTGGTTCTGATTGTTGGGCAGGATATTCAGGCGGACAGATTCCTTCGTGGAATGGTTATACTGCTCGATGGGGATATGGTGGAGGTATTCTTAGATGGACTACTGCGATCAATACTGCTCTACAACAAGCAGGTTTTCAAGTTGATGGATACAATTATTCATGGGTAGTAAAGAATTATGATGCTGAATCTAATCAAACTGATGGATTTGATTACATGCGTATTTCAGTCTCGCTGTACGATACATCGGGTAATTATGTATATTACAAGCAATTCAATTTAGATGGTGATTATCCAGTAACTACTTTTACAGGTACAGAATACTTTGATGAATCTTTTGCTGCAGAAGATTTGAGTAATGTTCAAATAAGAGCTGAAGGTGATGATGGAGGATTTTGGGCAGGGCATTATGGACCTGAATTTTATGTTAGTGGATCAAGTTTTAATTTAATTTATAGTCCTCTTCCTAACGATCCTTGTGACTCAATTCCTGTTACTGATCCTGCATGTCCAAACTATGAAGTGCCTGGAGCTTCAATAGAAGAACTTATACCAAACATAGAAATGTCACTGGGTGATATGACTGGTGATGTTATCACCGATCCAGTGGCTGAACTTACACAACCAACTCAAGAGGTGGCTGATGATCCAGTTGCTGAAGAACCTGTGGGAGGATTGGCAGACAATTCTACTCAATCGTCACAGGGAACAGATCAAGAAAAAAGTGGCGGAGGAGGACTCTCTGACGCACAAAAGAACGCACTCGCTGCCGCAGCTGCAGAAGCAAACGCAGCAGAACAAGTAGCAGCTTCCTCTAGTGCTACAAGTATTGCTATCGGTGATGCTGCCAACGAGTCTGCTGTTAGTGCTACATTACAAAACTCAGCTGCAATGAGTAGTGCTAGTCAGAGTATGTCATCTAGCTCTGGATCTCAACAAGGATCATCGGGTTCGCAAAGTGGAAGCAACGATGGTTCCTCTACAGATTCTTCTTCTATGGGAATAACGCAAATAGCTGGAGGCAATGATTTCGGTGGTGGATCTTCTTTAGAACTTTCAATCACCGTTACAGATGATATTGCCACAACAGAATTGAGTGATGTAGTTGAGTCAGTGCTTCGAGAAACATTCAAGAAAATACAACAACAATCAAAAGAATCTGCTACTGCTGGAATAGATCAAAAACCAAGTGATGATCCAGCACAAGATCAGAAGCTCGCATTAATGCAGAATCCTGACATTGCTCAATATCAGCAATCGTTTTTACCAGACGCTGCAGGTTATGATGATAAGGAGATCTATCAAGGTCAAAAAGTCATAGACAATCCAGCTGGACGTTTCTTTAATGGTGCTAGTGACCAGTTGCATAGACAAATGGTAAGGGAACAATATGCTCGCTGAACTCGCTGCTGCTAATGCTGCTTTTGATGTCATTAAACAAACTCTTCAGAATGGAAAAGAAATCTACGATGCTGGAGAAGCTCTCGCACAATACTTTGGATTAAAATCTGAAATTCAAAAGAAAGCTCACGAGCATGGATATAAGTCAGATCTCGATGCGTTTATGGCTGAAGAAAAGCTCAAGAAGATGGAAGACGAGTTGAAAGAAATTATGATCTACCAAGGACGAGGTGGGATGTGGAATGACTGGCTTACTTTTCAGTCTAAAATGAAAAAAAGTAGAGAGATAGAAAAAAAGAAACAATTAATTGCTCAGCAAAAAAGAAAGAAAGCGATTATTGATACGATTACTATTACAGGAGCTGTGCTAGCAGCAATTGGCATTTTGGGTTTTGCTGTTTATATTTTATCAATCTTAGTACAAATGAGGTAATTTATGTACGAGTACAAAGTAAAGGTGTTAAAGGTTGTCGACGGTGATACTGTCGATGTGGATATTGATCTAGGATTTGGTATTGTCCTTACTGATGAGCGAGTTCGTATCATGGGTATTGACACACCAGAATCACGAACTAGGGATTTAGTTGAAAAGGCATTCGGACTTGCTTCAAAGAATCGTCTAAAAGAGTTACTGAGTGATGAAGCAATTCTTCGCACTCAGGTAAACAAAGAAGGCGAAGATATGAAAGGAAAGTTCGGGCGAATCCTAGGAGACTTTGTTTGTATCAAGGATGGTCAAACTAAAATGGTCACGGAAGTCCTAATAGAAGAAGGGCATGCGGTTCCTTATCATGGGCAATCAAAAGATGATATTCAAGATGCTCATATGGCGAATCGTCAACGTTTGATTGGAGAAGGAAAGGTGGAACTATGATAGAGAGAGCGCATCATTTTGCTTTAATGGCACAGGCTGCTTACTTAGAGGATTCCCCCAAGGAATTTAAAAAATTGGGTTACACGCAATGCAAATTTTATGACAACAACGGTGCTGAGGCATACGTTGCCTCGAACAAGGATGAAATAATTATTGCATTCAGAGGTACTGAACCGACGGAATTTAGTGACATTAAAGCTGATTTAAATGCGCTTCACTTCCATGGTTATCACAGAGGATTTTACACTGAATATCTAAAAAATTGTTCAGCTATCGAGAAGGATGTCCAGCAGTTGCTAAAGAAAAAAGATAGACCAGTCTACGTTTGTGGTCATTCGCTCGGTGGTGCGATCTCCACAGTTTTTTCTGACATCAATGACGATATAGTAACAGGGTTATATACTTTTGGATCTCCTAGAGCATTATCGTGGAGAAGAGCGAAAGAATTTAAAGTTCCGCATTTCCGTTGTCGCAACAATAATGATGTTGTACCAACCGTCCCATTTTGGTTCATGGGATTCAAACATGTGGGAACTTTAAACTACATAAACTTCTATGGTAATGTCAGGAAACTGACTGCTTGGCAAAAGTTTAAAGATCAGTGGCGTGGAAGATGGGCTGCGTTAAAGAAGGGTATGCCATTTGATGGAATCTACGATCACAGTATGGGTGAATATGTCAGATTTTTGGAGGATGGCAAATGATTTTCATGTGGGCAGTATCAAACATCGCTGGAAGTTTACTAGGGGCTGCAAGTACAAAGTGGTTCAAAGATACAAAAGCTGGTAAGTGGTGTTACAAAAAGTTTGAGGATATCGCTCAGTGGGCGGCAGATCGATATGGTATCGATATTCTTGACAAAGAAGATGTGACTTGGAGAACGCAGTATCCTAAACTTGCTCTCCGTGTTGATACAATGGAAGATCGAATAGCACACTTAGAAAAACTTATAGATGAAGGTGTCATCAAGTAATGTGGGTTCTACTCCTACTATTCATGAAAGCCAATGGTACTATTATTGCATATGACCAAGGCAGATTTGAGCAGTGGAGAGATTGTAGAGATACAGGCGTGGCAATGGTCAGTGAACTTGATGGTGTATATAGATCAACATGCGTTGAATGGAAGGAAAAGAAATGATAGAAATACTTTTAATATTTTCTATAAATGGTGGACTCGAAGATATTTCTGACAGAATTTTTAATTCTTATGAAGAATGTACTAATTTTGTCAATACAGTTGCAAATATGGATGTTGTGAATTCAGATTATGGATTTAAATTTGTTGCCTCTGATGGTGCAATGTTTGAAGGGCAATGTATTGAAATGAAGGAATGGTTTTTAAAGAAAGGAAAACTGGAGATTTAAATGGCTGATAAAGATCTCGGCGATGAATTAGAAAAGTTTGAAGAAGGAATCGAAAACTTAAAGAATAAAGAGTTTAGATTATTTGGTATTAAGATGACACCAATGACAATCTCAGCTCTGATTGCTGGGATTGGTTCTATCGTTGGTGCTTTATATGGTGGTTTCCTCATGTATCAGAAGGTTGAACAGGCGATTGAGTTTGTTGAACAGCAGGAAGAATATGAAGCACTAATTGGTACTTTCGAACAGCGCATGGAAGTTATTGAGCTGAAACTTGAAGAAGGTGTCGACTACACTCGTGACATCAAGAAAGATCTCAAGGATGATATCATTCGTATTGAACAGATCAATGACTCTACTACAAGAAGA